TTACAAAAACCTCCTGTATAAGTCGTAACAATATTATTATATATATAATGTCTCCGAATGTAAATAAAAAATATCCATTTGGAGAAAATTTTTATTGACATCCAATAAATGGGATGGTATTATTGTGTTGTTCCCACTGTGCGACAATTGAATATAAAATTTATTTTATTCAAATGAAAATATCCTAGTACAATGTTGTGAGCTAAAGAAAACATAATTATGTATCAACGGTAAACTGCCGCTGACATGCATATTTCACCTGAAGCAGAGCCCTCTCGCTGCTAAAGTGAATGTATTTTAACAAAAAACAGATATTGATACTTTGATATTTATATTGTGTAATTATGTTTTCTTTGTTCCTGAATGGAGAATTTTTTATTAAGTAACTGTAAAGGAGTGATTTTATGATTAAACAAGAATTAACAGAAATAAACCACTTAAAAAAAGAAATTAATTTGTTAAGAAATAAGCTTCAGGAATTAAGTTATGGTGATAAAGAAACCATTGTTGCAGATAAAGTTAAGGGTAGTATGGCCCAGTTCCCGTATTTACCCCGTACATTTACAATAGTAGGGAGAGAAGAAATGTCTGAGGAGTGCCTGGAGCAGCGTAATCAAATAGCCCAACAAATAAGGGAAAAGACACAAACCCTTATGGAAAAGGTAAACTGCGCATTTAGATTTATTGAAAGTATAGAGGACAGCTGTGTAAGACAGATAATGACCTATAGGTACATAGACGGACTTACCTGGGAGCAGACGGGAGAATGCATGAATTACTCCTGGGAAACAGTCAGGAAAAAACATGATAAGTTTATAAAAAGTATACCAAACAATACCAGTATTTATGATGTAAGATAGTATTGTGAAAGACTGTATCTTCAAAAGGCAGTACAAGATAAGATTTATATAATAAGAGTCTATGTTTGGAAGATTCATTTTCATAAGATTGAGCAGAAAAAATCTGGCTCAATTTTTTGTATCTGTAAGAATTGAAAGTATTAAAAATGTATACAGAATGATATCTGTTATTTGTGAAAAAGTATTACCAAACAATACCAGTATTTATGATGTAAGATAGTATTGTGAAAGACTGTATCTTCAAAAGGCAGTACAAGATAAGATTTATATAATAAGAGTCTATGTTTGAAAGACTCATTTTCATAAGATTGAGCAGAAAAAATCTGGCTCAATTTTTGTATCTGTAAGAATTGATAGTAATATAAATGTATACAGAATGATATCTGTTATTTGTGAAAAAGTATACCAAACAATACCAGTATTTATGATGTAAGATAGTATTGTGAAAGACTGTATCTTCAAAAGGCAGTACAAGATAAGATTTATATAATAAGAGTCTATGTTTGGAAGACTCATTTTCAAAAAATTGAGCAGAAAAAATCTGGCTCAATTTTTTGTATCTGTAAGAATTGAAAGTAATAAAAATGTATACAGAATGATATCAGTTATTTGAAAAAAGTATACCAAACAATACCAGTATTTATGATGTAGGATAGTAATGTAAAAGTTTGTGAATGTAAATCTATAAAAATTGGCCTCTATCAGCCAAATGATGCAGGATTACCGAAGGAATGAAATATTAAATTGTCGGAGGATATTCTTTCATGTGGTCAACTGGCCTGCCAGGGTCTGTCACAAGTGGTGATACAAACACATTCCAGGGCCGGAAGATATTATACATATTTATCTGGGTTTAGCCGAAAGAAGCTGGAATAATGCTATGATTTGAAGATGAATAAATGGCTGATTTTCAAGAGGCTTAAATAGACGATGACTAAACTATGGGTCGAACAGTGGCTTCAGTCACTGATTTTATAGAATTTTAGTTGTACAAAGGGGGTGATGCTGTTGAAAACACGAAAGGAGGGAATTGGCAAAAGGAAAAGAAACATAACAGTTGGGAGGTTTATTTATGGTCAATACGATAATTGATGCTATAGCATCAAAGCTGAGTTCAGAACTCGGCGAGGGTTTTACAGTCTATAAAGAGCGCCAGGAGCAAGGAGTTAACTTTCCTTGTTTTTTTATTTTTCTGCGCAGTTCCAATCAAAAAAAGATGATTGGAAGAAGATATTTCATAGAGCAGAAATTTACCATTGAATATCATCCCGGGACAGATAACAAAAATTCTGAAATACATGATATGGTAGACCGGCTGAATGAAATTCTGGAATACATAACTGCGGAGGGCAATCTTGATAGGGGAACCAAAATGAATTGTAAAGTTGTAAACGGGATTTTACGTTTTTACGTAAACTACAATTTTTACGTTTACAAGGAAACAGAGCCTATTGATGTAATGGAAAGTATGAACATCAGCAGTGGAATTAAAAAATGAAAGAGCGTTATTCCTGCTCTGAAGTATTAAAGTTACTTACAGTGTCCAATCCAATATATGGGTCTGGAAGTTTAGTTGGGTTTTTGGGAGGTTATTATGGCTAATATCGGAAGTAAAAAAACAGAAAGAGATAAAGCAGCTGCTTTTTCAAAGGAACAGCTTCTGGCAAGTAAAAGATATGGAGGACAGAAGGATTTGATTAATGCATTGCTTGCTGATGATAAAATGTACAGCTTTGAGGAAGTGGACAGTATGATTAATAAGTTTATGAAAGGAAAGGTGAGATAATATGGCACTTGGAGGAGGAACATTTTTAACTCAGAACAAGGTTCTACCGGGAAGTTATATTAATTTTGTAAGTGCTGCAAAGGCTACTGCAGCATTAAGTGACAGAGGGTATGCAGCGATGCCCCTGATACTAGACTGGGGAGTTGACGGAAATGTATTCAAGGTTGAAGCCGCTGATTTCCAGAAGGATTCCCTAAAGATTTTCGGTTATGATTACACCCATGAAAAATTAAAGGGTTTGAGAGATTTGTTCAAAAATATTAAAACCGGCTACTTTTACAAATTGAACAGTGGTGCAAAGGCTTCCTGTGCATATGCCACTGCCAGATATTCAGGTATCAGAGGGAATGACATAAAAATTGTCATTTCAAAGAACGTTGACAACGAAAAATTATATGATGTACTGACACTGCTTGGAACAACAAAGGTTGATATGCAAACGGTTTCGTCTATGAGTGATTTGAAATCCAATGCTTTTGTAGATTTTAATCCTGCAGCCGAAATTGCATTGACCAGTGGGACACCATTGACAGGCGGAACAAATGGAGATCCGGTAACAGGCGCTGATTACCAGACCTTCCTGGATAAAATTGAACCATACTCCTTTAATGTACTTGGATGTTTGTCTACCTCAGCAGAGATAAATAGCTTATTTGTTGAATTTACAAGGAAAATGAGAAATGAAGTTGGTGTGAAGTTCCAGACTGTACTTTACAGGACACCGGCAGATTTTGAAGGTATTGTAAATGTTCATAATGATGTTACTGATGATGAAACTCCGTCATCTCTGGTTTACTGGGTAACAGGTATCCTGGCTGGCTGCAATGTTAACAAATCCAACACCAACAGATTATATGACGGGGAATTTGAGGTTAACGTTGATTTTAAGCAGAGTGAGCTTGAGGCGGCTATTAAGGAAGGAAAATTTATCCTCCACAGAGTGGGTGACACAATCCGTGTTTTAGAGGATATAAACAGTTACATCTCATTTACTGAGGATAAAAACAGTGATTTCAGCAGAAATCAGACAATAAGGGTTCTTGATCAAATTGCAAATGATCTGGCAGTACTTTTCAATACCAAATACTGCGGAAACGTGCCAAACGACGCTGCAGGCAGGATATCATTATGGAATGATATAGTTAAGCACCATCAGGAACTTCAAAAAATAAGGGCTATAGAAAACTTTAAGCCTGAAGATGTTGTAGTTTCAAAAGGTGATGATAAAAAGGCTGTTGTAGTACAGGATGTCATTACTGTAACAAATGCTATGGAACAGCTTTATATGACCACAATTGTACAATAATTAAATAATTAAAAGGAGATGAATTATTATGCAGACTATGAACGCAAAAGATGCTATAAGTGCGGCATTAGCTGAATGCTATATAACAATAGGGGACGAGAGATACAATTTCATGCAGGCAATAAATCTTGAAGCAACTATTGAAAAAACAAAGAGTGAAGTACCCATCCTTGGAAGAACCGGAAAAGGTAATAAAGCTACCGGATGGAAGGGAACCGGGTCAGCAACATTTCATTACAACACCTCAATTTTCAGAGAGTTATTGGCCAAATATAAAAATACCGGACAGGATATTTACTTTGATATACAGGTAACAAATGAAGATGCTGGTTCGGGTGCAGGAAGACAGACTGTTATTTTAAAGGACTGCAATATGGACGGTGGGATTCTCACTAAATTTGATGCCGATGCAGAATATTTGGATGAGGAAATGAACTTCACCTTCGAAGACTTCGAAATTGTTGAATCCTTTAACATGCTTCCGGGGATGAAATTATAATTTTAGTTTTGGGAGGATAAAAAATGAATAATTTAAATGCATTTTTAAAACAGAATGCCCTGAGAAATGAAAATGTAAAGTTTGTAGCATCAAAAAGATTTGTGGACGATTCCGGAAAGCCTATCGAATGGGAGATCTGTGGAATTACCTCTGAAGAGGATGAGGCTATAAGAAAGGCTTGTACACGCAAGGTACCCATTCCTGGAAAGAAGGGGCAATACACCCCCGAGACCGATTACAATTTATATCTTGGCAAGCTTGCTGCCAGGTGTACTGTTTACCCCAATTTGAATAATGCTGAGCTTCAAAATAGCTATGGCGTTATGGGGGCTGATACATTACTGAAAACAATGCTAAATCCGGGGGAATATGCAGAATATCTTGCCAAAATCCAGGAAGTAAATGGTTTTGATGTTACTATGGAAGAACTGGTGGAACAGGCAAAAAACTAATAAATGAAGGCGATAGTGACTCAAATATAGCTTACTATTGCCTTCATAAATTTCATATAACACCAGGACAATATTTGAACCTTCCGAGGGAAGAGAGGGCTTTTATTATTGCAGCCATTCAAATTAAGTTGGAAAAGGACAGGAAGGAAATGAGCAAAAGTAAAGCAAGAAGAAGATAATAACTTGTGAACGGGGCTGTTACATTAATGAACAGCCCCATTTAATATAGAAGGCAGGTGAGAAGAAGATATGGCAACAGTCCAAAATGCCTTAAGTTTAACCAATGGGTCAACAGATATAATTAATTCATTTAAAAATCAAACCAATATTATTAGCATATTAGACGAAGAAATTGGTATGGTTGTTAAAAGTATAAGAGCAATGTACATTGAGATGGACAGAGCTACAAATACCGATTGCATTGAACTTCTTAGTATAGAATTAGAGGATGTAGCGAAATCTGCAAATGCTGCGGCGGATAGTTTTGTAGAATTGCAATCGAAATCTGAAAGAGCTGCTAAAGAAGCTGAAGAATCAACTAAAAAAATTAAAAATAAAGTTAGTTTCAGAGATAAAGTAAAAGGATATAAAGAAAAACTGAAAAGCTACGGAGACAGACTGAATAGTTTTGCTGAAAAAGCTAAGGGTGCGGCTGATGACTTTCGACCTTTTGTGGAATCTGCTATGGATAAGGCTGATAAATATGCTCTCCAAAACTATCAGTTGGATTCAATTGCACAAAATGGGGAGACTTCAGAGCAGCTGCGTCAGAAAGTGTATTCAACGGCACAAAGGTCACGTACTGGATATGATGAAACATTATCAACTGTTACTAAGTTGGCAAAGTCCTCAAAGGATGACTTCATAAACAATGATGAAATCATATATTTCACTGAGCTTTTAAATAAAGCTTTTAGTGGATTAGGTGCAGAGGAGGCTGCAAAAAGCATTGAGGAAGTCACCAATGCTATGGTGAATGGAAAAATACAAGGAGAAGAACTTAAGGGCCTTATGGAAAAATCTACTGTGCTGGCACAGGCATTAACTACTTATACAGGTCAGACTCAGGAGCAGCTGGCAGCAGGGCCCGGAATTTCAGATGATGTTTTAAAGAATGCCATGTACAACTATGCTGATGAAATAAATGCGAAATTTCAGCAAATGCCTGTGACATTTGCTCAGATTGGTACATTAATTAATGACACACTGACACAAGCCTTTGGACCTTTACTACAAGTAATAGCAGATGCAGGGAAGTGGATATATGATAACTGGTCAACTGTTGAACCGATATTCTGGGGTATAGCCGGTGCTATAGCAGCTGTGACCATTGCTCAGCTTGCGATGAATTTAGCTTTACTGGCCTCTCCGGTTACATGGATTGCTGTGGCTATTGGTGTAATAATTGGCCTGATTGCATACTGGATTCAGTCTGTGGGAGGAATAAAAGTAGCATGGCTTATTGTAGTCGATAAAATTTTGACAGCATGGGACCTAGTAAAGATATCATTTTACATGGGAGTATATTCAGTAATAGACCTATGGAATAATATGATGCTGGGAATTAAATCAGCAAGTATAGGGATTCAGAACTTTGTTGGAGATATGAAGGTTGGAGTACTTACTATTCTCCAAGGGCTGGTAAACGGTGCAATAGATATAATTAATGATTTTATTAACCTTTTGAATAAAATAACAGGTGGCTCAATTGAAACTATTGCACATGTGACCTTTGGGACAGAAGCACAGTTAAAGAATGATGCTGAAAAAAGAGCGAGAGAGGCAGAATTGGAGGAATATAGAAGGAAAGTAGCTGAAGTTAAACAGCAGCATCAAAACAAGATATGGGAAATGATAAAAGAAATGGCTTCTAATAAAGAAGAAAGAAGTAAAGAAATTTCAAGTAAAAGAGATGAAGCTGCACAAAAGTCTATGGATAAAGATGCTGCTAAGAAATTTTCGACAACCCCTTTCTCCGGAAAAGGAATCACTGATAGTACTAATACTGCAAACCTCGCCGCTACTGCTGCAAATACTGAAGCTATGAAAAATTCAATGGATATAGCCGAAGAAAACCTGGTTTATCTGCGTGATATTGCTGAACGTGAAGCAGTAAACAAATTTACAACCGCCGAAATCAGCGTGAACATGGGGGGCATTACAAACAATGTAAACTCAGAGCTGGATTTGGACGGTGTTGTCTCCTATATGGAGCAGAAGATTTATGAGACCATGACCGTTGCAGCAGAGGGGGTGCATATCTAATGGCGTATACAATTTACCTGTCAGGTATTCCTATGCCTGTAGCTCCATCAAAAATAGAAATGAAGGTAAAAAATCAAAACACTACGCTGAACCTTATTAACGGAGATGAGATCAATATCATAAAACCTCCGGGGCTGACGAAATTCAGCTTTGAGTTAATGATACCGCAGGTGAAATATCCTTTTGCGGCATATCCCGATTATTGGACCACATTTCTTAGGAATCCAACAACTGATGGGTCGGAGCAATTCATCGAAGCCCAGGTGTATTTAGAATTATTTGAGATACTGAAAAAGAGTTTAAAACCTTTTCAATTCAAAATAGAGCGTAGCAGACCCGATAATATCAAGCTTTTTGATACACAGGTTGATATGCTGGTGACTTTAGAAGAATACAGTATCATAGAAGATGCTGCAAATGGTTTTGACCTTACAATTCCTATGCGTTTGAAGCAGTACAGACCATATCTTAAAGAGACAGAACCCATAGAATTAAAGAAAAGTATATCGGATTCAGCAAGTGCTGCAGATAAAACCAATTCTAATAAAGTGAATTCTAATAAGCCGAAGACTTATACTGTTAAAAAGGGCGATACATTGTGGGGCATATGTAAAAAATATTTGGGTGACGGTTCGAAATATCCGGAAATTGCTAAACTCAATGGAATTAAAAATCCCAACCTGATTAGGATAGGGCAGGTGATCAGGCTTGGTTAATTTAACTATCCAGAACGGCACAAAGCTCTATACATCGCTTGTAGAGGAAGGAATAACCTGGGAGACCACCAGAAAGGGCGTACCGGGGAAGCTGGAATTTTCTGTTGTCAAAGACCAGGTTCTCAGCTTTCAGGAAGGCAATATTGTAAGATTGCAGGTGGATGAAACAGATGTCTTCTATGGTTTTGTTTTTACTAAAACAAGAAACAAGGACGGCACTATTAAAGTGACGGCATACGATCAGCTGAGATATCTGAAAAATAAAGATACCTATAACTATGAGAACATGACTGCTAGTGAGCTTTTGAAAAAAATCGCAGGGGATTTTTTACTGAAGACAGGTGTTATAGAGAATACCGCTTATGTAATAAAACACCGACTTGAGGATAATAAAACCCTTTTTGATATTATTCAAACGGCTCTGGATCTGACACTACAGAACACAAAGAAAATGTATGTCCTATATGATGATTTTGGGAAATTAACTCTAAAGTCTATGGAATCCATGAAGCTTCCGCTGCTTATAAATAAAAACACAGCAGAGGACTTTGACTACTCCTCCTCGATCGATGGTGAAACATATAATAAAATCAAGCTGTCCTATAATAATGAAAAGACGGGGACCCGCGACATATATATAGCAAAGGACAGCAGTAAAATAGATACCTGGGGTGTACTTCAATATTATGAAACTATAGATGAAAAAACAGATGGCAAAGCCAAGGCAGATGCATTACTATCCCTTTATAATCATAAGACCCGTAATCTTTCTATTTCAAATGCTCTTGGGGATATTAGGGTCAGAGGGGGGAGCATAATAGGTGCGGACCTGGAACTGGGAGATATTAACCTGAAAAATTACATGCTGGTTGAATCGGTAAAGCATACTTTTAACTGTAATCAACACCTTATGAACCTGACACTGCGGGGAGGTGATTTTATTGCCTAATATGGTTGAACTTATCAAATCAGCTGCTATTGGAGCAGTAAATGAAGCTAAGCCAATGCAAATAATTTTCGGTAAGGTGGCAAGCACTGCTCCGGTAAAAATATTTGTGGATCAAAAGCTGATTTTAAATGAAGCCCAGTTGATATTCACCAATAATGTGAAGGATTATGATTTGGAACTGACGGTGGAACATTTTACAGAAGAGAGCAATTCCCACATTCATGCCTATAAGGGCAGAAAAAAATTCAGAGTCCATAACAGCTTGGCAGTAGGAGATGAGGTAATAATGCTTCAGATGCAGGGAGGTCAAAAATTTGTTGTATTGGATAAGGTGGTGAGAACATGATTCCATTTGTTTATGACGACTTACAGCCTGATTTTGAAATAACTCCACAGCCTACCAGAACATACAGACTGAATTTGAATGAAATGAGAATCGGAGGATATATAGACGGGCAGGAGGCTATGAAACAGGCCATATACAAAATCCTGAATACCGAAAGGTATGATTATATTATATACAGCTGGAACTATGGCTCAGAGCTGGCTGAACTTTATGGCCAGCCAATACCCTATGTGTATTCAGAAATAAAAAGAAGGATAACGGAAGCCCTTCTAAGAGATGACAGAATCACCGACGTGGGTGATTTTTCTTTTTCTCAGGATAAAGGGAGGGTTACAGTTAAATTTACTGTAGAAACAACTGAAGGAATTATTGAAATTGAGAAGGAGGTGAAAAATTATGTATGAGAATGTGACATATGAAGCCATATTACAGCGGATGCTGAATCGTGTTCCTAATACAATTGACAAGCGTGAGGGTTCAATTATTTATGATGCTTTGGCTCCGGCAGCTGCAGAGCTGGCGCAGATGTATATTGAAGCAGACATAATACTTAATGAATCCTTCGCTGATACTGCGTCCAGAGAATATTTAATAAAAAGGGCGGCAGAGAGAGGAGTTGTGCCTTTCCCTGCTTCTAATGCCATTCTTAAAGGTGAATTTAATGTTGATATACCCATAGGAGCACGTTTTTCATTGGGAAATCTTCATTATGAAGCAATTGAAAAAATATCCGGACATACGTACAAGCTGAAATGTGAAACAGCAGGGACGGAGGGAAACAGACATTTTGGCACATTAATTCCTGTGGATTATATCAATGGATTAAGTCATGCTGAATTAACAGAACTTTTGATTCCGGGAGAGGATGAAGAGGATACTGAAGAACTGAGGAAAAGGTATTTTGCCACCCTTGATTCACAGGCATTCGGTGGAAATATAACCGATTACAAGGAAAAGGTAAATGAGATGCAGGGTGTAGGGGGAGTTAAGGTATATCCCACGTGGAATGGAGGCGGTACTGTAAAAATTGTTGTTATAGATTCACAGTACCGGGCACCTTCTCAGGAGCTTATCAGTAGTTTGCAGGAAAAAATTGACCCTGTGGGAAATCAGGGGAGTGGTTTGGGAATAGCCCCTATAGGACATGTTGTTACCGTTGAGGGGGTTAAGCCTCAAATAGTTAACATAACAACAAACATAGTTTATCAACCGGGCTGGACCTGGGAGGATGTAAAGGGCTATGCTGAGGCTGAAATAGACAAATATTTTACAGAGCTGAGCAAAAGCTGGGCTGACAGTGATAATTTAATTGTTCGTATAAGCCAGATTGAAACCAGATTGCTTAATGTCACAGGAATACTGGATATATCAGGGACAAAAATAAATGATGAGGAGCAGAATCTACTCCTGGACAGGGACTGCATTCCAGTTAGGGGTGATATGGGTGGATAGAGAGATAAATATTTTAAACTATTTGCCAGAGTTTTTAAAGGAGTTCAGGGAAATCAGAGAGCTGGCAGCTTCTGAAAATCCTGAACTCCTTTTACTTTGGGAGGTTCTTGGAAATGTGATGAACGACCAGTTCGTCGCAGATTCCACAGAGAATGGAATAAAGCGTTGGGAAAAAATCCTTGGAATACTTCCAAAGGGTACAGATACCCTGGATTTAAGAAAATTCAGAGTACTTACCAGGCTAAATGAAAAGCTGCCGTATACCATGAGGATACTTGAACAGCTGCTGACAGCGCTGTGCGGTGAAAAAGGTTATTATGTTAATCTGATAAACGACCATTACACTCTTGTAGTAAGAGTAGCTTTGACTGCAAAGGAACAATTCAATGAGGTAGACGGCCTGCTGAGAAGAATAGTGCCTGCCAATATGGTTATTGATCTGAGTTTGTTGTATAACAAACACTCTATCTTTTCAATTTATACTCATGGGCAGCTAACGAAGTATACCCATGAACAATTAAGAAGTGAGGTGATTTAATTATGGCAACAAAAACAAGTAATTATAATTTGATAAAGCCATCCCCGGAGGATTTCTACAATATAGAGGATCAAAATAAGAATATGGATGTTATAGATGAAAAATTGCATGAGGTTGAGGGGAAAGTAAATAATGTTGATGAGGAACTGAAGAGACATATTGAAGATTATGAGAGGTTGTCAGATACAATCAGCAACGGCGCAATACAGACTACTTCATTGAATCTTGGAATGAACAGAATTCATATTCCTGAAGTTTCGGTGTCACCAACCATTGAGTTTGAAGGGTTCTCGTATGTTAATTTGTTGGGTAAGGATGGGAATTGTGAGGACTTAAATTATTGGTCACAATGGTCATATGGGACGTCAATTAGTCTTGATACTACAAATAAAGTATTTGGTAACAGTAGTATAAAAATTGTATCAGATACTAATAATACTGAGCATTTTGCTCAAGGGAGAATATTAAATCTTACCTCTGGAAAGTATTATATGATATCTGGTTATATTAAAGCAATTAAACAATATGGGCTATTACGGCTTATATTAACTGATGAATCTAATGAATATAAGTCGGAAGTTTGGACTAATCAAGTTAATAATACCAATGGCTTTGATAGAGTATTTGCTATATTTCAAATGCCTGCCGAGGCAACACAAGCATATTGTAGATTACAATTAGGCAACGGTAATGGTTGGCTTGAGTTTTCAGGAGAAGCTTCAGCTTATTTTGACGGTATTATGCTTCAGGAGTTAACGGAGATAGATAGATTTTTGTCTATTGATCAATTATTCACAAAATATCCTTATGTCGACTCATATGGTTGCTTAATAAACCCTTGTTTTGAAAATAGACGATATAATCTCATAAGAAACGGGAATTGTGAAGAAGGAGTTGCATATTGGGTTGTATCTTCTAACACAACACTTGCTATCAATCAAGGTAAATTTTTAGTCACAACCTCTGCTAATGGTGGGTATGGCCCATATCAGAATATAAAGGTTAAATCTCATACAAATTATTATTTATATTCTAAAGTTACAGGAGGTTCAGTTTTAGGTGCAGTAAAAGTTAGAACACTTGATGGCTACGATTTAGTAACCAATTTAGGCAGTTTTAATTCTGGTAATAACACAGAACTATGCGTGTTAATGAGAAATGGTACTGCAGGTACTTGTTATTATGATTCCATAATGCTTGTAGAAGGAACAGAACCGCCAACAGAATACAGAAGTTGTGATATTCAGCGGTTTGTAGTTGAAGGACAGTTTGCTTCTGGTGATAAGGTTAAAATAGAAAATGGCAAAGTATCAGGATTACTTAATTGGAAACATACACCTCCATTATATGGTAAAGACTTTGATTGGAAGTATTATACTCAATACACAGGTTATAAAACAGTTGTTTTAGATACTCCTAAATATTTTAAAGGAATAAAGTGGATCGGAACCGAGACCGGCCACATAGTTGAAAAGTATGATGGAAAAACATTTCAACGCCTTAATGTTATTCAAGAAGCTAGTGATGGGTTTGCGTTAAATGATACGTATTTTTATATTAACATACCCAATTCAAATTCAGGATTTACAGATAATATAAATCCAAATGCTGACGAAGTGAAAGTTTTCATGAATGGGTGGAAAGCGGTAGCTAATAATGGAACAAGATATACTTTATGGGTAAGTAAAGTAGATAATAACCCACCAGAAAAATTTTCTACAACTTTAGCATCTGATACAATAGTTGGACAATATACAATTTCAGTTACTGATGCAACTAAATTAAAAGTAGGCAGAAAAATAGTAATATCAGGAGCTTCATTATTTGTTTCCACGATTTCAAGCATTGATGGAAATATAGTAACGTTAGGTAATGCTATGACAATGCAAATCCCATCAGGGACAGCTGTAGCTTCTAGTGATGATGGTACTACTGATTTAAGTATGTTAAATTTCTGCAAAAATAATGTTGCACCTGGCTATGTGGGCTACAGACTTCATTATAAACTAATTAATCCTGAACCTATATCAGATGTTAACATTCGCGTTGAAGGCAGAATGTGGGATTTAGTTAAAGGTGATAACTATGTGAATGTTGATAGTGGTATTGTGTTAAATGAACTTGCTTATCCTGTACTTTATGAGTATGCTGACTCTAATCGTTATTTTATTGGTTATAATCATAATAATGCAATGCCCAAATTAATGCCGTCATCTTTTAAGTACCCTGCGACATTAGAGTTTATTGAAATAAAAAAGAACGGCATAATAGACAAGAAATGGACCATTTCTGGTTGGAGTGCTGTCGATAATTTTGGATATGCGTACATTGAAGAAACAGATTTTGATACTACAGCTACTTATACTGCTGATTACAAGATACTCAGGACTTTATATGCTCAAACCTTTGGAAGTTTGTCATTGTCTTATCCACAAAGTATTATTTCAACATTAGAAGGTCATAGTAAGGCTCTGGAGCAAAAGCTGAACAAGGATAGTGCTCTAGACAAGTTGATTGATTTAAGCGTGTATGAGGAATTTTACAACATTACTTCATTTGAGAGGGGAATAAACGTATGGGGTGAATTCCAAGTTTTCGCTAATGTAAAAATACCAATTGCACGTAAAAGATGTACACCGACATGTAGTGTTAAATTAAAATCTGTATATGCAGGTAATTCCATTCATGGTTATTCATTAATCCCATTATCTGATATTTACGTGACTGTTAATGTATATGACAGTTTCATAGATACTTATGTTGTTTATCGTGGATATAATAGTGAAATCAGAGATAATCTAAGAAACTATGGTATGCTTATATATTTTGATAAAATAACTATTGACTGCAGAGGGAGGATATAAGCCATGTTAAGATTACAAAATGGACAAGTAATATATAACAATTCGGAAGTATTAGGTAGTGTTGAAGACATGATTTTCATTGATGGTGGTTTTGCTATCAACTTTCCCGATGGTTCAATGGTTTTTATCCCAGAGGAGGATTGCACAGCAGCCGAGCGAGAAGTTTTTCAGGCTTACCATGAGTTTTATAAAGACACAGGCGGAGTTAAACCAACACCCATTTCAGAACCTCAAATTATAAATGAACCTGTGGACGAAGAAAAGGCGGCAATGGCAGAGGCCATTATAGATATGTCAATGCAAATTAATGAATTAAGGGCAGAAATAGAAGCATTGAAAGGAGGAAAATAAATATGCTAAAGGAGTACTTAATAGTATCATATGCTTACCTTGTAAAAGTAGGCAGATGGAAGCTGGAGCCTGTGGAAGAGAGCAAAAGCAGGGTTGTGCCGGAAGATTATAGAATTGCAGTTGATGAATATTTAGCACAGTAGAATAACCTGGATAAATTCTAATCAGCGATAAATATAAATAAATAAACTACATAGCAAAAATGACTGCCTTTTTCCGGCAGTCATTTTTGTTATATAGATCAGGGAGGGAATCTATGAAAAAACATGGCAAATTCATATTAATGAACCGGGAGGAACTAAAAAACTATATTCATGAGTTGAAAGATACAAAAAAGTTTAAATATATCCAGCAGCACCATACTGCATCACCATCATATAAAGATGTGAAAGATAACCATATTCAATTGATGCAGGCAATGGAAAACTATCATGTCAATACTCTTAAAATGAGTGAAATTGCTCAGCACTTTAGTACATTCCCTGATGGCAGCATATGTACCGGAAGGCCGCTGACAAAGGACGGAGGAGGGTTTAGCGGCAGTCAGAATTCAGACTCAATAACCATAGAAAATGTAGGAAACTTTGATACAGACACAATGACAGAAGAACAAAAGCAAAGCATTATTCTGTTAAATGCCTTATTATGCAGGAAATTTGACATTATACCCTCCGTATCAACCTTGCCCTATCACTGCTGGGTAAAAAACAAATCCTGTCCGGGAGTTAAATACTTTGGTGGAAATAGTAAGAAGGCAGCAGAAAATAATTTCATACCATTAATAAAATCTAAGATGGAAGAACTGGCTGCTTTTGAAAATGCACTTAAAACTGTTTCGCTAAAGGCAAATATATCCTATGAGTACTGGTTTAAAAGAAGTGGGATAGACCCATATTTTGATGCCTTGATTATTAAAATAGCAAAAAGCTACGGAGGATAAATTATGGAAAATAAAATAAAAACATTCAAAGCGGCATTTACAGCCGTATTTACGGCAATTACAACTGAGTTCGGGTGGTTTGGATGGCTTGTTATAGTATATATAGTCAGTATGACAATTGATTTGCTAACTGGTTTTATGTCGGCATTCAAATGTGGTAACTGGGAATCAAGAGTAGCCCGGGAAGGCTTGTGGAATAAGCTTGGGTGTATAGTTGCTGTTCTGGTTACTGCCATATTTGATTTCATTATAGGAATGATAATAAATAATTTGCCCAATATTGATTTTCCCTTTAATTACACTGTTATGCTTTGTCCTCTGGCTATAATCTGGTATCTCCTGACAGAACTTGGAAGTATAATTGAGAATGCCGGTAAAATGGGGGCACCTATTCCAGGGTTTATTAAAAAGGCACTGGCACTTTTTAAAGACGCTGTGGATGGCGCAGGTGACAAAATAGTTCAGGACGATTAA